GACGGAGCTTATGCCCCTTCAGCTACTGTAGCAGGTGATATTGTTATCACTTCTGCAGATACACTTGATGTAACCCTTGCAGGTTCTGGCGCATCATTTACTGCAGGTACACTACGTGTGTATGCTGTATTGATGGACGTTAGTGCATTAGGCGAAATGACTGCTGACGAAGTAAGTCGAGATGCTGCTTAATTAGCAACAACTATAGGGGGGCAGGGCAACTTGCCCCTTTAGTCATATTTAACAGAAGGAATCCAAGAAAATGGCTATCACAACCGCAATGTGCACGAGCTTTAAGTCAGAACTATTGGGTGGTATTCACGACTTGGATACCCACACTTTAAAGCTTGCACTTATAAAGGCATCACCATCAGGTACATATAATGCCACAACAACTAACTATTCAACTGTAACAGGTAACTCAGATGAAGCTTCTGGTACAAATTACTCAGCAGGTGGGCAAAACCTAGACGGTGCTGCTATTTCCGTAAGTGGAACTACAGCTATCGTAGACTTTACTGATGAAGTATTTGCTTCAGCTACCATATCTGCTGATGGTTGTATTATATACAATTCATCTGCATCTAACAAAGCAATTTGTGTAATTGACTTTGGTGGAACTAAAACATCTACAAACGGTGACTTTACTATTCAGTTCCCAACTGCAGATGCATCTAACGCAATCATACGTATCGCATAAATAGGAGCATGAACTATGGCTCTCGTAGTTAAAGACAGAGTAAAACAAACAACAACCACAACTGGCACTGGTAATATAGTCCTTAACGGTAACGTTGATGGGTTTCAAACTTTTGCTGCTGCTTTAGCAGACGGTGATACTACTTACTTTGGTATCTTTGTGCCTAGTACAAATGATTACGAAGTCGGGCTAGGAACGTGGACAGAAGGTAGTGCCACCCTAGCTCGTACTACTATTCTTGAAAGTTCTAATTCAGGAAGTGCCATAAACATTACTGCACAGGCTGAAGTGTTTATTACACAACCTGCTGAAAAAGCTGTGTTTCAAGATGCTAATGGTGATGTAGATTTAGGTAGTAACAAAATATTATTTGGTAATGTTTATTCAGGTACAAATGACTTACCTAGTGCATCGACTTATCATGGTATGTTTGCACACGTTCACGGTACAGGTAAAGCTTACTATGCACACGGTGGCAACTGGATTGAGCTTGTAAATGAAGACACAAGTGGTAATGTCAGTATGGGTGGTAACTTAACTGTTACTGGTGATCTTACTGTCAACGGAACAACGACTACTGTTAGTACAACTAATACTGTAGTAAAAGATTCATTAATAGAATTAGGAAATGGAACATCTGGTTCTCCATCAAATGACGCAGGTATTGTTATTGAACGTGGTTCATCAGACAATGCCTTTATTGGTTATGACGAAAGTGCAGATAAATTTACTGTAGGTACAGGATCGTTTACAGGTGCAACTACAGGCAATCTTACAATTAGCACAGGTACACTTGTAGCTAACGTAGAGGGTAATGTAACAGGTAATGTAACTGGTAACGTGTCAGGGTCATCTGGCTCTACAACAGGTAACGCAGCTACTGCAACTGCTCTTGCAACAGCTAGGAATATAGGCGGTGTCTCTTTTGATGGCACTGGAAATATAAACTTACCAGGAGTTAATACATCAGGTAATCAGGATACATCTGGCAATGCTGCTACGGCAACAACAGCAGGTACAGTTACAACGGCTGCACAGACTAACATCACATCTGTAGGAACACTAACAACACTTACTGTAGATGACATCACAATAAATGGCTCAACTATATCTGACGGTGGTGATCTTACGTTTGATGTTGGTGGTGACATCATTCTTGATTCTGATGCTGCTAACTGGAGATTTAAAGATGCAGGGACTTCAATACTAGAAATCAGCAGTGTAAGCAGTGGCCCTGCTTTTTATAGTGCTGTTTCAAATGCTGATATGTTGTTTAAAGGGAACGATGGTGGCTCTGCAATAACTGCCCTCACCTTAGACATGTCAGCCGCAGGTGAAGCCACCTTTAATGATGACATAAATCTAGGCGATAGCAAACGATTTAGAATGGGTGCAGGTGGAGATTTTGAAATTTTCCATGATGGCTCAAATAATTACATTAAAGGTGCTAGTAGTGACCAAGATATAATTTTTCAAGGCGTAGATGGTGGCTCTGGTATCACAGCCCTTACCCTTGATATGTCTGACGCAGGTACTGCTATCTTTAACCATGATATAAAATTAGCTGATAATGGTCAGTTAATAATTGGGTCAGGGTCTGATGCAAACATTAGACATGATGGGTCTAATACAAAGTTTAGTCATACAGGTTCAGGTGGTTTATATATAGGTGCAGATACCCTTGGATTACAAAATGGTGCAAATAACGAAAATTATTTAACTGCAAGTGCAAATGGTGCAGTTTATATTTATTATAATGGGTCTAGCAAACTAAACACAACCTCAGGAGGTGTAAACATAGAAGGTGAGTTAAGTGTAGATAATATTTATGTTGCAGATAAAATTTACCATGAAGGCGATACCGATACTTATGTTGAGTTTGCGACTAATACGATAAACTTATACACTGGCGGTACTCAGGCTCACTTTCAAGACAGTGGACTGTTTTTGTACGATGGCTCACTTGCAGAAGATTATGACGCATTATCAGGCACAAGCCCAACATGTAACGTAGATAATGGTGGCGCATTTAGCCTTACAATGAGTGGTAACACTACATTCACATTTAGTGGTGCAGCTAGTGGTTTCATTCAAGGTTTTGTTTTGCAACTTACAGGCAACGGCTCAACGGTCACATGGCCTGGATCAGTAAAATGGGCAGGGGGTACTGCACCAGATGCACCTGCAAATGGAGAGACTGATATTTTAGTTTTCCATACACGTGATGGTGGTACAAATTGGTACGGTGTACTTGCAAGTGACGCAGCAGCATAGGAAATAGCTAATGTCTTTTGGACAAAATCCTTTTTCTGTAGTAGCTTTTGGTGAAAGCTCACAACAAGAAGATGCAACATTTGCAATCACAGGTGTAGCAGGTACAGGTGCTGTAACTGCAGCAGTAGGTAAAGCAGGTGCTAGTGTAGCTCTCACAGGTGTATCTGCTACAGGTACAATAGGCACACCTACTGAGCAAGGTAGAGTAACACATGGTGTTACAGGTGTAGCAGGTACAAGTGCATTAGGTGCTATTGCAATTACTGGCGGTGCAGGTACTGTAATATCAGTAACAGGTGTAGCAGGTACAGGTGCAGTCAACGGCATTACATTTGGTGGTGATGCAAACGTAGCATTAACAGGTGTATCAGCTACTTGCATTACAGATGATCCTTCTGTTAACGGAGATGAAATTACGCCATCTTCAGATGCTAACGTAGCAATAACAGGTGTAGTAGGTACAACTGCAATAACAGCAGCAGTAGGCAAAGCAGGTTCAACTAACATACCTACTGGACAAGAAGCCACAGGCTCTATTGGTTCTGTAACTATTGTAGCTAAATGTGTGTTATCACTCACAGGTGTTGCAGGTACAACTTCACTAGGAACTGTTACCCCAGACTGCCAAGCTGTAGTTGTGCCAACAGGAGTTCAAGGAACGTTTACTATAGGTAATGAAACTATCAATGCTGTACAGTTTGACTACGAGTCAATAAAAGAAAACTATAGTAGAGCACGTACAGTTTATCTGTCTTCACATTCTTCAAATACAAACACGTCATATGTACGTGCAGCATAATAGGAATATATAATGTCATTAAAATGGCCTAACAAAGACCCTGATGAAATACTAGACTACAGCATAGACTGGTCACGTTTTATTGGCTCTGCAACTTTAAGCACTGCAGCTTGGAGTGTAGACAATGCAGATGGAGTTAAGACTACACTTGTTGCAAGTGGTCCTATAGTACATGGTATACAGCTTGTATCTTCAACACTTACAAACACAGTAGTTACTGCACGAGTAAGTTTAGGTACAGATAACGTAAGATATAAATTTTATTGTACTGTAACTACATCTGATGGCTTGACATTTGAACGTACAGTATTATTACGTGTGAGGGAAAAGTAATGGCATACAATTTTTTAAGTCTTGTCAATGAGGTTAATCGTAGACTAAACGAAGTAGAGCTTACTAGTTCTAATTTTGCAACAGCAACAGGTTACTACAATACAGCTAAAGATTCAGTTAATAGTGCTATAAGGCATATCAATCACGAAGAGTTTGGTTGGCCTTGGAATCACGTAGAAGAAGAAGATATACTTACTGCAGGTGTTACACGATATGGTTATCCTTACGATGCTAAGTCAATCAATATGGATAGCTTTAGAATGAAACGTAATAGTGACTTAAATATCTCAACTACTAAATTACAGAGCATGACATATCAAGAATATCTTGACAAACATTCTGACTATGAGTATAATAGTGATACAGGTATACGTGCTAAACCAAGATTTGTAAGTAGAGCACCTAGTCAAGAATTTATAATATTTCCTACACCTGATAAAGCATATGAGTTAGTTTATGAATACTATCGTAATCCTGTAGATTTAGAATTACAAGATGATGTACCTACAGTACCATCAGATTTTAAACATGTAGTCACTGATGGTGCTATGTTTTATGCGTATCAATTTAGAGGTGACAATCAATCTGCACAACTATCGCAACAAAAGTTTGAACAGGGTATAAAGTTTATGCGTAGTATATACATAAACACTTACGATTATGTACGTTCTACAGTAAAGTATAGTAACCCTAGTACATTTGGTTTATTGAAAGTATAACAGTATGACTACAGCATGGTCTACATTCCCTGTGCAGTTTACAGGTGGTTTGGTTACAAACATAAGTCCTTTGCAACAAGGTATTAATGCTGTAGGTTCTGCGTTTATATTACAAAACTTTGAACCTTCACTTGATGGTGGTTATCGTAAGGTAGCAGGATACAGTAAACTAGATGATGCTCAGTTAAGTGGCAGTGGTGTAGTACAGGCATTAGCTATTGTTGAGAATGAAAATGAAGAAAGATTTATTGCTGCACGTAGTGGTATATATTATTTAATAAATACTACAGATACAAATCCTGCATGGGCATCTAAAGCTACAGCAAGTAGTACAGGGTTTACTCGTGCTAGACATGTAAGCTATAACTTTAACAATGCACTTAAAATAGTATTTGTTGATGGCACAAACTATCCTGTTTATTATACAGACAGTAATCAAACAATGGCTTATATAACAGGTAGTGGTACTGGACAATCTGCAGTAAATGGTGCAAGTACTGTAGAGTTATTTAAAAGTACGTTGTTTTTTGGTAAGGGTACAGAGTTAATATTTACTGCACCTTATTCAGATACAGATTTTGATCCTGCAAACGGTGCAGGTAGTATAGGTCTTAACTCTGAGATAACAGGTCTGAAAGTTTATCGTGATGCACTAATTGTATTTTGTCGTGATAAAATTATGAGACTAACAGGATCAAGTTCTGCTGATTTTACATTGAGTGCAATTACAGAAGACCTTGGTTGTTTAAGTGCAGATACTATACAAGAAATAGGTTCTGATGTTATGTTTCTTGGTCCTGATGGACTACGTACATTAAGTTCTACAGAACGTATTGGTGACTTTGGAATTGACGTAGCATCTAAAAATATAAGACCTACAGTAAATGAATTACAAGGATATGCACAAAATTTTGCAAGTACTGTTATTAGGGGTAAAGCACAGTATAGAATGTTTGGTTACGTTGGTGGTGAGCAAGCTAATATAGCTAAAGGTGTATTGGGTACTAAATTTATTGATCAAGGTGGTACAGGTTTTCAGTGGGCAGAAACAAAAGGATATAAAGTATATATTGCCGATTCACAATATATTGGAGATCAAGAATACATAATATTTTCTAATAATGATGGCTACGTATATCGTATGGAAAGTGGTACATCACGTGATGGAGCTAATGTTGTAGCTGTATATGAATCTCCATTTATGCCTATTACAGACCCACAAAAAAGAAAAACATTTTATAAATTAGACTTGTATATAAAACCATTTGGTGCAATTAATATTGATTGCAATATTAGATACAATCAAAACGCAAGAGAAAAAATACAACCTGCTACATTTTCATTAGTATCAGATGCAGGTGGCGGTGGTTTTTACGGAAACAATACAGCAATATTTAATACAACAATATATGGTGAGGCTAGAACACAATCATTTAATAATAATATTGTAGGTTCAGGTAATACCGTAGCACTTAGAATAGAAGACGATAGTTCTAACTCAGCATTTTTGTTAGATACAGCAATATTTGAATTTGCTGAAAACAATAGGAAGTAAGGAAATCTTATGGGTACAGGTTATGTAAGAGCAGATACAGCAAACAACATTGCTAATGGTAATGTTATTAATGCTGATGATCTAGACAATGAATTTAATGCTGTAGAAGCTTCATTTAATAGTACTACAGGACATACTCACGATGGTACTACATCAGAAGGTGGTCCAATTGAGGTAATTGGCCCTAGTCAAGATATAGTTGCTACAGCTTCACTGCTACGTCCTAAAACAAACAATGCTGTTGATCTTGGTACTACAAGTTTAAAGTATAAAGATTTACATATGGCAGGTACTGCAGCCATAGCTACCAATGCTACAGTAGGTGGAACATTGGGTGTAACTGGTGCAACTACTTTAAGTGATACACTGGCAGTTACAGGTAATCAAACTAACACAGGTAATCTTACTGTAAATGGTAATACTACACTTGGTAATGCAGCATCTGATACGGTAACGGTGACTGCTGATGTGGCTTCAAATCTTATTCCTTCTGCTGATAACACTTATGATCTGGGTGCTAGTGGCAGTGAGTGGAAAGACCTCTATATTGATGGCACTGCTAATATTGATACTGGCTCTATTGATACTGCAAATGTGGGAACTTTAGCTGTATCTGGTAATAGTACATTACAAGGTGATCTTACAGTTAATGGTAGTATTAATGCTACTGTTGTTGGTGTGGCATCTACAGCAAATGCATTAACAACCGCACGTACAATTGCAATTGCAGGTGTAACTGCAGGTGCAGCTAACTTTGATGGATCAGCTAACATAACTATAACAACAAGTGGTCTTACTCTTGGTGGTACAGCAGTTACATCCACAGGTGCAGAACTAAATATACTTGATGGTGTTACATCGTCAACTGCAGAGTTAAATTTATTAGATGGTGTAACTGCAAGCACTGCCGAAATAAACTATATAGATGGTGTAACATCTGCACTACAAACTCAACTAGATGCAAAAGTTGATGAAACACACACAGGTGATGTTGACATTACTGGTGAACTTGTGGTACAATCCTACAATGAAACATATCAAAGTGTTTCATCATCAAGTAATACAACAACTATAAACTGTGAGACTGGTAATGTGTTTGCATCAACATTAAGTGAAAATACAACATTTACTTTTACTAATCCACCTGCTAATAATACAGCATATGGATTTAGTTTAAAGCTTATTCAGGATGCAAGTGCAAGTGGGTATACTGTAACATGGCCTACAACTATTGATTGGCCTGATGGAACTATACCAACACTTACCAATGTTGCCAATGCAATAGATCAGTTTGTATTTTATACACACGATGGTGGTAGTAACTGGTATGGTTTTACAGCAGGTAAAAATTTAGGATAATATAAAATGAGTAACGTTAAAAAGTTAATGATGACCGCAGCAGGTGGTGATGTACTAAATGTTGAGAATGTGTTTTCAACTTTTACTTATCAAGGTATTTCATCTGGCCTAGCTATTAATAATGGAATAGCTTTAGGCGATGGGCCTGATGGAACTATAGGTACATCTACTCGATTTGATGGCACTAGTGACTCTCTTAATAAAAGCAGTGATTTGTCAGGTAATAGTAATGGCAAAACATTTACATTTAGTTTTTGGGTTAATCCGACACAAGATACAAATACTGATAAAAGAATTTACCATACATCAGGTTCATGGCGAAACGAAATTAGGTACGGTAACGATGGTGGTTTATTTGTTGTTCTTTTTAACAACGAAAGCAGTGGTGGAACTGTTTTTGAAATACAAAGCCCAAATATAAAACTGGCGATGGGTGGATGGAATCATGTGCTTATTTCTGCTGATTTAACGGATGCGAATAAAAGACACCTTTATATCAATGATAATGAAGCTACTCCAGGTTGGTCTTATGTTAATAATACTATTGATTGGACAAGATCAACTCATGCAATTGGAGATGACTTAACAGCATCAACTGGTAATTTTCATGGTGACTTAGCACATTTTTTCTTAGACTACACATATCGAGACTTTAGTGTTGAATCTAATAGACGTACATTTATTGACTCTGCTTTTGGTTCAACAAGTGTTTCAACTTTGTCTGCATTAAATCCAATAATATACCTACCAATGACGACAGGTTATTCTGTTGGTGAAAACGAAGGTACAGGCGGTGACTTTAGTGCAGTTGGTTCACCTTCAATTGTTAGCAATGGTACTGAAGCTTTAGCAGGTGTTGGTCAAGGCGGCATGGTTTGGGTTAAAAACCGTAGTGGAACAGATAACCATGTACTTACAAGTAATCCACCAAACTTTATTAGTCCAAATCTACAATCAAATGAATATAATAATAATTATAATTTTATGACAAAGTTTACTTCAAATGGGTTTTTTCTTGGTGGTGGTGTTTGGGGCTCTAATTCTGTTAGTAATACAGCCGTAGCTTGGACATGGCGTAAAGCTCCTAAGTTTTTTGATATAATTAATACGACTTCTACAGGAAGTTCTAGCAGAGTACTATCACACAATTTAGGATGTAATGTTGGTTTTGCTGTTGTGAAAGATTTAGATAATGCAAGCAACTGGATTTCAAGACATAGAAGTCAGACTTCTGGACATAACATTAATCTTAATAAAACACAGGGTTCGTTTTCATTTGATGGAATTACATCTTTTAACAGTTCGAGTATAACAATAAATGAAGCTAATTTTCTTGGTACTGGAAGAGAATATGTAGTCTACTTATTTGCTCACAACGATGGTGATGGTGGGTTTGGACCTAACGGTGATCAAGACATTATTAAATGCGGCACGTTTACCACACCTGTTAGTGGTAGTACGTCTGTTGATTTAGGTTTTGAACCTCAATGGTTACTTACAAAAAATATTGAATCAGATGCAAGTGACTATTGGTCAATCGTTGATAGTATGCGAAGTTGGACACATGTAGCTGACGATACTGCTATTCTTTATCCCAATAGAAATGAGGCTGAATCTCAACTAAATAATTGGATTGATCCTACCGCAACAGGTTTTGATGCTGCGACTGGATATTTGGGGTCTAACAAAGATCATATTTATGTTGCAATACGCAGAGGCCCAATGGCTACACCTGAAAATGGAACTGATGTGTTTGCAATGGATACATGGGCGCAGACTTCTCCAAGCCCACCCTCGTTTAACTCAGGTTTTCCTGTAGATATGTATACTTATAGAAATAGAAACGGAAGTGCATGGTACGTATTAGATAGATTACGAAACTCCAAAACACTTCAGTTTAATGCACAAGTTGCAGAAAGTACTGGTGATTTATCAGAATTTGATCACATGAACGGTGTGGGCGATAGTGCTGTAAGCAATTCAACTTGGCAAGGATACATGTGGCGTAGGACACCAGGTCATTTTGATATGGTTGCTTATACAGGAAACGGAAGTGCAGGACTTAGTTTGAACCATAATCTTGGTGTAGTTCCTGAAATGATGTGGGTACGTAATAGAACAACTGCATCGGCTGATTGGACAGTCTACCATAAAGATATTGACGTTAATGGTGATGGAGCACCAGAAACAGATGCCACATATATTGCACAAGCAGGGGCAGCTTTTGATACTAATGTAATGTGGAATGATACAGCCCCTACTGCAACACAATTTACAGTTGGCGGTTATTTTTACGTAAATGCTAACAACGCACCATTTATTGCTTACCTTTTTGCAACTTTAAGTGGCGTAAGTAAGGTGGGAAGCTACACAGGAACAGGCAGTAGTTTTAACGTAGACTGTGGATTTACTAATGGTGCTAGGTTTGTTTTAATTAAACGTTGGGACTCAGGTGGAGATTGGTATCTTTGGGATACTCTTAGGGGGATAAATTCGGGTACGGACTCACACCTACTTCTTAATGGGAGTAGTGGACAAACTGGAGGTTATGATTGGATAGACCCTCACTCCAGTGGTTTTACTGTAACAAATGGTGCAGGAACTAACATTAATACAAATAATGGCAAATACCTTTTCTATGCAATTGCATAATCAAACTCATAAGAAAGGATCAATCAAATGGGTGAATACAGAAATAGAACAACAGGTGAAATAAAAACTCAAGGTGAACTTAGGCGTGACAATCCAAACATGTCGATGCCAAGAGTATGGGGTGATAATGTGCATGATGCACTTAACGTAGACCCTATACTTGCTGCACCAAAACCAACGGAAGGTATTGGGCAGTATCAGTTTGTTGCTCGTAATGGTGCAGTTAAAGATGCCAAAGATAACTGGGTTGAGGCTTGGGAAATCAGAGACATGTTTGCCAATGACGATGTACTTGGCACAAAAGCAAAGCAAGAAGCAGCATATCAAACACAGTTAGACACTAGTGCAGCAGAAAGTAATCGCAGTCAACGTGATAAACTTTTAACTGAAACAGATTGGTGGGCAGTATCTGATCGTACAATGACCTCTGATCAAACTGCTTATCGTAAAGCATTACGTGATATAACAACTCATTCTGACTGGCCTCACCTTGAAGCAGATGACTGGCCTACTAAACCATAGGGTATAGGATATGGCTGACATTAAACTAACATCAGAAGAAATAGAAACAATGCTAGACAACGCAGCTAGGCGTGGTGCTAAAGAGGCATTACGTTCTATCGGGTTACTTGATAATGATGCACAAAAAGATATACTAGAGATGCGTAACTTGATAGAAGCATGGAGAGATACACGTAGAAGTATATGGAGTACTGTAGTAAAGTTAGCTACAGTTGGAACACTAACATTCATAGCAGGTGCTGTTTGGATGACATTTGGTAAGTAAGG